AAAGCTTTAAAGTTTCTATCATTAGCGCTTTTACATTCCCATAATGCAGGGTAACCCATGTCCACTTGGCCATGCATAATAATGCCATCGACATGCCCTTTAATGTTTCCATTGGCTGCTTCAAAAGCAAACTGTTTGCCTCTTCGATCTCTGGTCTTTACTCCAAAGCCACCGTTCTTTAACCATAATATAAGCATGTCTTCATAAGTGTGGCCGGCTTGAAATATTCTTAACGTATCGCCTGTTAAGGGTTTTTGTTTGTCTCTTGTCGTACCCTCAAGATGGTATTGTAACTTTCGAGTACAGGGAGTTCCTATATTAGATCCCCCTATATATCCTCTTACAGGTTGCTTTCTTTCTTCTGATTCTAACGCATCGTTTATATGCCGGTTAAATCTTTCTGATACATCCCCGGTATTCGGTACTGGATTAAAGTTCCACATTTTTACCTCCTAAAATGGAATGTCGTCATCATATTCTGGTTCACTTGGCTTGGTGTTAGGAGGTTCCTTCGCCGGTGTTTCATATTTTTTAGTGAACCATTCATCTAGTTTTGGTTTATTAAACTGCGAGAAGGCTGCACCTTCATGCGACTTATAAATCATATGAAAATTATATATAATATTATAAAACTCATCTTTTGTAAGTTGATTAAAATTTTTAGACCATCCTATGGTATCTAAGAATGAGGCTATTTCTTTCATTGAATTGTCAATGGTTAAGGGTATATGGCCCATATCCGTTGGCGCCCCTTCGGGGCTTCTATCCTTCCAGTCGTGCATGTTTATTTTATCCTTCTGTAAACATAAGGCACTACAGAACCACACCATTGTTTTTTTATATGTATCAGTTTTACCGTAACAGTGAAAACCAACACTTAAACATGTGTGACAACTTCTATAACCCTTACTTGTGGTATTAATTTCTTTTAAGAAAGTCGCCAAGTTATTTTGACGACTCTCTTTTTTAAAAAAATTAAATTGCGACATCTTCGGCTTCTCTTCTCAGTATTTGTCCTACATACTGTGGAGAAACCTCAAGCTCTCTTGCTATGTTCGCGTTCCTTAGTCCATCATTTTTCAAAGAAATAATTTTCTCTGGAAGATCGCTGTGTTTTTTGCGACCTCTAGCTTCATTAAATAACCTAGAATTAGACTCTAGGTCACTTAATAAAACATTATGGACCTCGGTAAGTTCGCGAATAGCTTTACCTATTTTAGTGAGATCATTTTTTTTCATAATATACCTTACTTATTGATTCAACCAATCAGGACGATCGGAAGTAACAGGTTGAGCTACAGGCGCCGCCGGCGCAACCGGTGCTGGCGCAACCGGAGCAACCGGAGCGACAGGTGCAACTCTATCTGTATCAGGTGAAAAAGCTGGTGTAGCAACTGGAGCTACAGGAGCTACAGGAGCCAAAGGAGCAACAGGCGGTACGGGTGCAGCAGGTGCCGCAGGTGCATTAGGAATTAATCCAAATACAGCCGCATGCTTATAATACTCATCACCATTTTTAGCAGTTAAAGCATAACTTAATTTATTGCTATCATCCCAAAAATCTTTACTGCCATCATTCTTCTTATTGCCTTTTTGTACTTTTACAGCACCTACAAATTGTATACCATGTAGAAAGCCCCAGTCTTTGTGCGCTGACATATCACGTTTGGCCATTGCTTCTGGAGAATCATCATTTGGATTAATACCAAGAGCTGATTCAATAATAGAGCGAAGAAATTTCATTGTAATATTTCGCGCCGGGTTTTCAAGATTAGGGGTTGAGACAGTAAAGTTGTCAAAAAATCTCCTACCTTTATGCTCGCCGTTTAACAATTCAAAGTTCAACACCAGATACTGAGTCTGGCCATCTCTTTTTGATAAATTAAGATAAGGTACACCAGGAACTATTCTTTCAGGTTTATCACCATCAGATGGATCTACAAGATGTATTTTCATAGCACCCATTGTTTTATCTGGAATAAGATCTATCTTCTTTTTTTCTCCGAATTTATCTTGTTCTGCGTCATTAAAATTCATAACCATTGTTGTCTCCTTTATATTTTTTTCTGTGTTATTTTGTTTAATAAATTACCTAGATGTGGTTCTTCAACTTGACTGAGAAGACCAGACCTATCCTTACATGGATAATCCCAAGGGTTATCTGTATGGCACACAAACATTCTTTGTTTGCTGGTTGGCTGTTCTGGATCGAGATTATTGACAGGCTTCCAAACGTAGCTAATCATTTCATCTACAATACCAGGTATAGCTAACTTAGCTCCAGAACCATCCATTTGAATGGAATAAGATTGTTTTTGCGTAACATCATCTTTATGTGAATCAAGTAGCCCAACAAAAATAACATTTTTATTTTTTACATGTTGTAGATGTGTTGCCCATTGAATCATTTCTGTTTTAAGTTTGCCATATATTTTAAGTGTATTAGGCGTACCACCTTTTGTTTCTGCATCAGGTTGTTGCTCACACCAAGAAAAACATAATCTTGATGCTACACTTATGGAATCGACAAATAAATTGTCATATGTATTGTTAATGTCTTTAAGATTTGGAAATCTTTTTAAGGCATTGTTGTAGTGTGTTTGACCATACGACAAATTCTCACTAACAATAGATACGTTAGGTCCCCCTAACAACACGGCAATGTCTTTACAGTCTTGCCATGTTTCGGTTTCAAGCGTCACGCCTTTAAAGTTACGAACAGATAAGTCACCTGCTTCGATATTAACGAAGAGGGTTTTTTCCTGATCTAGAGTTAAAAGTTGTGATGTCTTGCCAATACCAGACTCGCCAAGTAACATTACTTTGGCTCCAAAATCTGATCCTAGCCTTTCTTCGGCTGATATTATCTTCATTATTTTTCTCCCATTGAAAATTTTAATTTATATGTAGGGCTACTAGGCACTACGGTTCTTGCTTTCTGTAATAGTTTTTTAATTTCAGGGGGAGCGGACTTAAATTTAGTCTCGCTCACCGTCCATTTAACTTGAGCATAATGATTCGCGGATTCTTTTCCGTAATCTTTTGCTATAGAGTCAAGACCGTTAATTAACTTCTCTTGATCCCATGTTATCTTTGGAGCGATGGATGCTTCAACTTTGCATCCTTCTGATATGTCGAAGGTTCTAGTACCTGTATCTACTCCGTCCGATTGCAGCCTTGCAAATAGTCGTTGCCCTAGAGATTTATCTAAGACACCCCTGATCTTTTGGCCTTGTTTAGTGATAACTTGTTTCAAGTGAGTACATTGATCCAAGGCATCGAGGGCCTCATTCTGTGTCATGCTAGAAATGTCGAGGTCACTAGCCTCTATTATATTTAGTTTTTTCATTCTTTATCCTATTATCTATGTTTCTAAAAAGTGGGCATTCTTAATCCCAAGACTTGTATGCCACATGTAAACTGAAACAACAAGTAAAAAGATAATTATTTTTAAATTATATTGTAAACCTAGATAATATCGTTATAGTGTAACAACTTATGGAGATTATAATGGCGATAAAAAAAGATAAAAACTATTCAACAGCTAGAATTTATATTGAAGATTTNGCACGTTTAAGNTTAATAGCTAAACACACAGGCAAAACTCAAATCAGTACTTTACATGATCTTGTTAAAGAAAAATGGAATGATGATTTTATAGAAGATGATACAGTAACATCTGTTAGTGGCATTGAATCTGTAATGCCCCAGCCTAACCTTCGTTAACTTAAATAGCTACCGGAGGACCTACAAAGTCTGTATCGCCATATTGCGATGGCCCGTGATCATAGGCAGCATCTTCACGACTAAGAAGACCTATATCAATTAATGTAGATTCTTCGTCTTTTGTTAAGAACTTAGATTCATTATCGCTTATAACAGGAGTGTATCCGCCAAATATATCTCCTAATAATCCTGTGGTGTCAGGCCCGCTCTGATTAAGCGCTAGGTCTAACATAGTGTCTGCGCCTTGATCAGAGTATTCCCCTGATGACATTAATGAATTTCTGTAACCGCCTTCTGATTGTGCTAACCCTGAAACATTATTTATATCTACTACTGTTTCACCATTCGCTACGGCTTTTTGTGCCTGTAAAGTTAAATTCGCTGTTAACTCACTAACTATTCTTTCTCCGGCGTTATCTCCATATCTGTAGGTAAATACATCGCTACCCTCTTTATTGAAATTCATATCACCATCTGCAGGATTATAAGTAAGTCTATTGTCGTAAGTAGAATCTTCTTCTTGATTACCATAGCTTACATACATATCATCTCTGTTACCAAGGCCCACTTCTATATCACCTTCAAAAGTTACGCCATAAGTTTCTGCTATCTCATTAGCGATAGGTGTCATTGCTGTTGCGATAGA